ATGAGACGGTGGGGGTATATCAAGGGGTATCCGACCGCACCCACTGAAGCGATACCCCCAATGCCTCTGACCGACGCAGCCATCAGGCGCGCCAAGCCAAGCGACAAGCCGCAGAAGATCACCGACGGCGGCGGCCTGTACCTCTATCTCACCCCGACCGGCGCGCGCAGCTGGCGCTGGAAGTACCGCATCGCCGGCAAGGAAAAGCTGCTGTCGATCGGCCTGTACCCGGATGTTTCCTTGGCCCGCGCCCGCGAGGCCCGCGACGAAGCCCGCCGGCTGTTGGCCCGAGGCGTCGACCCGGGCGCGCAGAAGAAGGCTGCTGCCCTCGCCCAATCCGCCCTGGGCTCGGACAGCTTCGAGACCATCGCCAATGAGTGGCTGGCCGCGCGCCCTTGGGTGCCCAGCTATGCGGAGAAGGTCAAAGCATGGATGAAGAACGACGTATACCCGTGGATCGGGTCACGCTCTGTGGCCGACCTCACCGCGCCAGACTTCCTCCGGGTGGCCCGGCGCATCGAGGAACGCGGCGCGATCGAATCCGCGCACCGGATAATGCAGAACTGCGGCCAGATCATGCGGTACGCCGTGGCCACTGGCCGCGCGGAGCGAAACCCGGTTGCCGACCTGAAGGGAGCGCTCGCGCCGCCGAAGGAGGCCCACCATGCGGCGATTACCGACCCCGTGCAGCTGGGTGGCCTGCTGCGCTCCATCGAGGCGTATAGCGGATCTGCCATCACCCGTTCGGCGCTGCGGCTGGCGCCGCTGGTGTTCCTGCGCCCTGGCGAACTGCGGCATGCGGAATGGGAGGAATTCGACCTCGACGCGGCCGTGTGGACCATCCCCGCCAGCAAGATGAAGATGCGTGCTGCCCATCTGGTGCCGCTGTCCAGACAGGCGCTGCAGATCTTGGAGGACATCAAGCCGATCACCGGCCGGCACAAGTGGGTGTTCTCTGGAGCCCGCGATGCCAAACGTCCGATGTCGGAGAACGCCGTTACCGCAGCGCTGCGCAACATGGGCTACGACCGCACGATGATGACCGGCCACGGCTTCCGCGCGACGGCTCGCACCATTCTGGACGAGGTCCTGCACTTCCGCCCGGACATCATCGAGCACCAGCTTGCTCACGCGGTGAAGGATCCGAATGGCCGGGCCTACAACCGCACATCTCACCTGCAGGAGCGCGTGCGGATGATGCAGGTCTGGGCGGATTATCTCGATGGCCTGCGCGATGGCAACGTGGTGAAGCTGCGGGTCGGATGACGCCTACACGCCCCGCCGCAGCTGCTGCAGCGCCGCCCTCACCCGCGCCTTTTGAGGATCCCTCGCCCTGGGCTTGATCTCTGCCGGCGGCTTGCGCGGCTCCAGGGCTTCTTTGATCCGTGTCAGATCCAGCGCCCCAGACTCAGCCAGGCGCCGCGCCTGTTGCTGCTGTTCACGCGTAGGCGGCAGGCCGGGCAGTGGCGGCGGCAGTTGGATCGGGGTGCTGTCCGTCAGCCGGGCGACGGCCTCGCGCAGGGGAAGGTCGGGATAGAGCCTGGCCGCGCACCAGCGCTCGGCGTACCGCTTCGCCTGCCGGACGCTCGCCGCGCGCACTTCCTTCACCTGCCACATCTTCTGGCCTTCCATCCACAGGCGCACGCCGGCAGCACCATCGGGAGCAACGCCGGCTGTCTCCCGGCCGTTGTACCAGAGCGCCCAACGCTCACCGGTCTGGACCCAGCCGGACGGGACTGGGGCGGTGCGGAAACCATGGTGGCCGTGCGAAGGAAGCATGGCCGGGAGGATACGGCCGGCCGTCGCAGATCCTGCGAACACGGGGGCGACCTGGCTGAATCGTTTGGGGAAGGAGTTGTTAAGCGCTGCACCGGCGATTTGACGAAATCGTCAATTTGCCCGAATTGCAGGGCCGATCCTTGCTCGGCCCTCTCCGTAATCCGTCACTGCTTGCGCGGCTCAGGCGTGCAGCACCTGTCTCGCCCGGTCCAAGAAGTAGTCGCGGACGGAAGGGTCATGGATCTTGTCGGCAGCGTGGAAGCTGGCATCTGCCAACCGGTCGCCGTTAGCGACCAAGCTTTCCAGGAACTCGTCAGCGATTTCGCGACTGTGGATTTCGAACTTTTCGATCATCTGCATGCTCCGTTGTTGGGAGCGCAGAACGTAGACCCAGCGGACTCGCGAGTCAACGAAAAGTCCATTATTTCGCTATATTTTTCAATGACTTGTAACGCAACCATACCAGCAGTGTTATGCGCACAGGACGAGACCGTAACGCCGGCGCTGGAAGCTCTGCACGCCATGAGCACGACCGGCAGGACTACGCTCGGGCCATGTGCGGCCGATTCGTCCAGCTCCCCGTCGTCAACTTCGGCCAGGCCGAGCTGGCTGACCTTGCCCCGGGCCTGGCCGAGATCCAGCCCAGCTACAACCTCGCCCCGACACAGCGGGCGTCGGTGATCTTGGACCGCGGAGAAGGCCGGCTGGTCACCCGGCTGGCCTGGGGCCTGCTGCCGTTCTGGGCCAAGGCCAAGGGCCTGCAGGGCTCGACCATCAACGCCCGGATCGAGACGGTGGCCACCAAGCCTGCCTTCCGGACGGCGTTCAAGAAGCGCCGCTGCGTCATCCCCATGGCCGGCTACTACGAGTGGTCGGTCAGCCCGATCGACGGGAAGAAGGATCCATGGTTCATCCACGCAGCCGAGCCGCTGCTGGCTGCCGGCCTTTGGGAGGACAGCAGCCCGCTGCTTCCAGACGGCAACCTGGGAACCTTCACCGTCATCACCGGGGACAGTAGCGGCGTGTCGGCCGACATCCACGACCGCATGCCGGTCTGGCTGCTGGCCAGCCAGATCGATGAGTGGATGGCAGCCAGCCCCGACGATGCGATGGCGATGCTGCTGGCCAGCGAGCCCCCATCCATGGAGGCCTACCGGGTCAGCCGGGCGGTCAACACGCCTAGCAACAACCGCGAGGACCTACTGGAGCAGGTTGTCTAGCCGAATCCACGCGGCATTTCGGTAAGTTCCATGATCATCACGCCCAAAGACGCCAGCCCGCTCCGACGATTGTTCCCCGCGGTGCCCGCCAATCTCGCCGCCAGCATTGATGAAGCCACCCTCTTTTGCCAACGAGGCCAGAGGAAGCTCCAAGGACTCAACGCGATTACATGATAGTCTTCCCACTTTCACGAGCCCATAACACCTAGACACGGGGACAAGGAAGTGAAGGTTCTGATCAGTAGTGCTGTTGCGCTTTTAGTTGGCGTGTCCGGCGGCATTGCGGCGCCAGCTATCATCACCAAGGCCAAAAATGCCCGTGAGCAATGGGACAACACGGTCGCGAAGGAATGGCCCGCCGAATTCGAGGTCCAAACAACCAACAAAGGTCAGAAGCTCTTCGCTCACGCACCAAAGGGCCTAGGAAAACGCCCGTTGGTAATCAGCCTTCATACTTGGTCAGGCAGCTATGATCAGCGTGACCCTCTCGCCCCTTATGCGGCCGTCAACGGCTGGAATTATGTGCACCCCCACGTGCAGGGGCCCAACAATCATCCAGGGGCATGCCTTAGTGATGCCGTTTTGGCGGACATCGAAGACGCATATGACTGGGCGGTCAGCAACATGGATGTGGATCTTTCCAACGTCGTAGTGGTAGGCGTGTCGGGCGGAGCGTACACCGCCTTAGGATCCATGCTGAAAAGCAACATTCCTGTAAAGGCCTACTTTGCTTGGGTGCCGATTACGGACTTGGCCGCTTGGAGGAACCAATCCGCCAAGCGAAACCGGAAGTACGTGGCAGATATCGAAGCATGCGCTGCAGTTGCTGGTGCTTACTCATCAGATGAGGCAAGGCGTCGTTCCCCAATGAACATACCGCTGCATGAAGGACGCAAGTACCCCCAGCTGCATTTGTTTGCCGGACTTCATGATGGATTCAACGGGTCGGTTCCAACGTCACACTCAATTCTTTTCTACAACCGACTGGCCAAGCACTACGGTGCCAGTGAGAGCGATCTGGTGAATGCGGAGCAGATGGCCGCGATCACCACCCTGGCGTCAGAAGTCGAATCAGAAGATCTGATCGGGGATCGCGACATCCACCTCCGGCGCACGGTGCCAGGCGTTTCCTTGACCGTGTTCGATGGAGGCCACGAAATGCTTGTGGCCTCCACTGCTGAGGCAATTGCGAAAACGATCTTGAATTAGATCTCGATCCCGCTGGTCGCCAGCGATGCCTTGACCGAGGCGTACATGTTCTGGATCGTGGCCTGCGCCAGCACCCGGTCGAACCAGTAGGCCGACAGCGCGCCGCGCACGCTCTGGTTCAACGTGCCCGCTGAAGCGCCCAGGATTCGATGCGTGGCGATGCTGGCCGGCAGGGTGGCGTTGGTCACCTCCGCCACGCTGCCGGTGCGCGGCCGGTACAGCCGCAGGATGCTGGCACCTGCACCGGGACGGTTGTCGAAGGTGCCGACCACCATCTCCCAGCGATCACCGCCATCCTTGGGCAGGCTGGCCGCGTAGTTGGTGCTGCCGGCGCGCGCAAGGGCGACCAGGTTCCCGCCGCTGCTGACCCCGATGCCGGCGGAGTCACCGCCCGAGGTGTTGGCGTTGCCCATCAGCGTCTGGTTCACGCCGCCGGCGGTCTGCCGGAACACCGACATGAACGACAGCGGCAGGTTGGCGGCCGCAGGCACGTACAGCGCAGTGCCGGTGGCCACCGAGACCGATTGCGAGTCGACCTCGTAGGAACCTCCGTTCGAGAGCTGCGCATCCAGCCCGGCCGCGATGCGGTTGTTCAACGCGAAGTTCAGCGTCTTGGCCAGACGGAAGTGGCCGTCCGGCACCACGCCACCCCAATCGATCGGCGGTTCCAGGTCGAGGATGATCGTGTCCGGGAACGAAGCCGGCGCGGCGTACTGGCGAATGATGGTGGGCATTGGGTCCTCCTCACAGATAGTTGTACTTGCAGGCCAGGGCCAGCGGCGGGTTGGCGGAAAGGTGGAAGCCGCCGTCGTTGACGGTCAGCAGGCTCTTGGCGTCCGGGTCGTACCAGATGCCCTCGATCGACTGCGAGCCCTTCAGCGTGTGTGTCTCCAGCAGGGCCATCGTGTCGGCGTCATAGACCAAGGCCTGGCCGTCGACGCCGTTGGCGCCCACCGTGGCCCACAGCCGATTTCGCCCCTTTTCGTAGTGCAGCTGGTCGGCCTGCGGGTGGATGCCCGTCTGGGTGCGAAGCACCGACCCGTCCGCGCACGACACCAGCCGGATCGTGCTGGTGCCCTCGTCCGGGGTGTAGATCGCGTCCAGGTCGGGCCGGTAGGCGATGCCGTTGAGGGTGTGCGACACCACGATCTCGTCCAGCAGCTTCACGCCCGCCAGGGTGATGTGGCGGATGATCTTGTTCGCCTTGTCGGCAAACCAGATCGTATCGTCCGAGGTGTCCCAGGCCACGCCCTGAATCGACTGGATGCCCGGGAATGCAGCCGTGTTGCAGGGAAGCTCCCAGAGGATCCGCCGCATGTCCGGCGAAGTGCACACGACCGAGCACAGGAATGGCGCCGTCTGGCCCCCCGAACTACCCTCATAGGCGCGGCCGTCGTTGCCGACCAGCCTGCAGCCCAACCACTTCCCCGTGCTGATCACGTCCAGGCCGGTGCAGGTCCAGCCGCCGCTGGCATTCTCGCCCTGCGCGCCGTTGGGAAGCGATGTCTGATCCACCAGCACGAACTGCGTCGGCTCGGGCGTTCCGCTCGGCCACTGGGACCCGTCGGCCCAGAGAATCCGGCCCACTCGCCCTACGCTGTCGATCTCCACCAGCAGCGCGTTCGCCAGATAGCCCGCAAGCCCCTGCGCCCACTCCTGGTAGTTCCCGTGCCAGTCGATACGACCGTCTACCGCCGCGGTACTGGAGTCCACCATCGAAACCGTCATGCCGCCCACCTTCGTTCGCAGAAATTCCCGGGTGCCATCGGCATGCACGGCGAAAGCAACATTTGCCTCCGGATCCTGGTCGATCTCCAGATAGCCCCCCGGCACCGTCGAGACGAACCGACCCGCGATCGCTTCCACTTCGGCCTTGCTCGCCTTGGACGCCAGCACATTGGCGGACAACCACTCCCAGCCGTCCGGATCAGCGGTCCTTTTCACGTATCGTCCGGCATTCGGCACGATCTGGCCGCCTGGCTTGATCGGGTCCACGTGCGACCCTGAATCAGTCTCGGCCGAAATGTCGGCTCCAGTACCGATCGCAGCAGCGGTGCCCGGCAGCTCCGTAATCAATCGCTGCCACGTCGATTCAGCGATGACTCCACCGCTCTGCCCTGCCTTCAACGCGTCAATGTCGGCCTTTGCCGACTTGGGCAGCGGCAGTTCGCCCACCGGGAACACGGCCAATTTCCGCCCTGGCGTCGCGCCCACCAGCACATCGTCCACGCCGGCCAGCCGTCGCGGGAGGTCCGCCGCTGGAATGACCTGCCGCCCATCAATCGTCGTCATCGTGCAGTTCTCACAGTACGGCCGAGGCGTCGACGGCCCCGGTGTTGAAGTTGGCCAGCGCAAGTGCCTGACGAATGCTCACGTCCAACAGAACCTGGTCGGACCACACCACCAGCTGTGGTTTCTCTCCCAGCAGCGCGAGCAGCACGTCACGGGCAACTTCATCTGCCTTCGCCGGCCGCGGATCGCTGTGCTGGAACTCGCGCTCGATCGCCTTGCCGTCGGCGCCGACCAGCGGAACACCCACATCACTGATGGCGCGGGCCTGACCACGGAACAGGATCTGCCCCCCCTGCAACGTGCGCGTGCAGACCACGGACACCAGGTCCCCGGTGTCCAGCTCGACTACAGTCTGGCCGGCGTCGACGGGAACACCCTCCTTTTTCACATAGCTCATATCGGTTGCTCCTCGAATGCCGGGTTCTTCGCTCCACCACTGCCGCCCCCGCCGCCGATGCTGCCGCCACCAGTGCCAGAGGACCCGGCAGGTGGGAACGTGATCTGCAAGGCGGTGATCGCCACGTTGCCGTTGGTGTTGGCCGTCTCCACGATGTTGGTCGTCACTCGTAACTGCCGGCTTCCGCCCTGCAGCTGCGGGTCGTAGTAGTAGAGATAGACGGTGACCTTCTGCCCTGCCGTGCCGGTCAGGCTGGCGCTGCTGGCCGCGTAGGCCACCTGCACCGCGCCGATGACCAAGGTGCCGGCCGTGACGCTGATCGTGGCTACCGACGCGCCTTCTGCATCGCTGGACGCGGCGAAGGTCACCGATGTGGTCATGTCCCACATCGACTGCTGATTCCCGATGTTGGGCAGAGCGGCCGCGCCGACGCGGTTGGTGTCCGGCACGTTCACTGCCACGTCCACCCAGTCCGACGCACGACCATTCACCCCTATGGAGCGCATCTGCAGCTCGTAGGGCGTGCCTCGCTGCAACTCGCGGACCACAAACACCTGACCGGCAACCTGGCTCCGGTACTGCCAGGCGGTGTCCGGTGCGCCCACCTCTCGAACGCGGAGCTCGTACGACGCGATAGGGACCGTCATCGCGCCATCTCCACCGTGTTGTAACCGTGGCTGGGGGCAGTGCCAATTCTGACCACCGCCGTCGGGATGCCCGCATCGTCGACTTCGTCATTGACCGGATCCGACACCGCCACGGTCACCTTGGGGGCAGCTGGCACGCCGTAGTCGCGGCCGCTGATCTCGCTCACGATCGACTCCGGCGGGTTCTTCCAGTACGGATCCACACGCGGGTCATAGGCCACGGCGGTGAAGGAGGACGAAAGATCCTCGGCATAGCGGACACCTGTCACGATCAGGGTCGCCATCTCCACTCCGCGCTCGCCGAGCACAACGCGGTCACCGGCCACGATGCCCGCTGGGCGGCTCTCCAGGTAGAAGATGTCGCTGAATGGACTGTGCGGACGGCAGTTCACCTTCCGCTTCCCGCCACCGGAGGTACGGGTCTGGATGCCATAGAGCTTGGTCGGATCGGTCTCGATCTCGGTGTCCAGCACCAACGTTGCGCCCGACCCATCCGGCGTACCATCGACCAGGCTGACTACACGTCCCCACCCCGTTCCCCACTCTGCCACGTCGTGGGCTACATCAATCACGTCCCCGCGGACGATTCCCAACCCCGAGATGTCGGTGGTGAAGCTGTAGACGGTGCTTCTGAACTCTCCCTGCGCCAGGTGGTAGCGCGCCAGGCGCCACGCCTGCTTGGGCAGCATTGCTTGCTCCAGTTGCAACGTCTCGAACAGCGTTGCCACCGGTTCGGCGGATGAGTTGCCCCGTGCATCCAGGCCGCGATAGCTGTAGCCGTCTCGGACCACGATGATCTCATCGTCCTGCCAGTCAGCCTCTGGATTCTTGAACTGCACGCGCAGCGCATGCGGCAGCTTGATGAACTGGCGGCTGGCGCTGAACGACATGATGTCCAAGGGTGACAGCTCAGCGGTGGCATCGGACTCATTGCGATCGAACACCACGCAGTAGCGCCCGTCACGGTTTCCAAGGTCCCCGAGGCCAGCGCTCAGCACCTTCTTCAACAGGTCATGGGCGGTGATCGGCGCATCCACCACCATCCGGCATTCCAGTCCGTTGGTGGAGCAGTGCTCCGCAAAGTCCGCGAACGAGTTGAGGTCGATGCGCGATGCCGGAACATGCTCGGACAGCGCGGGCGACTGGGTCATCAGCCAGTAGGCGATCCATGCCGGGTTCCGCGTCTTCTGGTTCGACCACGTGTTGGTGCCGCGGTTGTAAACCGGGATCGTCGTCTGGGCCAGCACGCTGAAGGTCTGCAGGGTGCCCGACAGCTGATCGGGCCCAGCACCCGCACGTTGAGTTTCAGCGTCCCGGTGGTGCTGGGATCGGTGTAGCGGATGCTGCGGAACGAGGTCCAGATTGCGCCGTCGGCCCAGGTCCGGGTCGTCTGGTCCTTACGCTCCACGCGCGTCACCCGCACCTCGTACTGACCCGTGTCCACGTCCCAGGCGATGCCGGAGGCGAAGGGATCGCGCGTCTGATCCCAGCTCAGGAACAGGCCGGGTGCCGGCGCGGTGGTCGGATACTCGCTGGCACCGGGCGTCCAGCTGCTGAGCAGCTTCGAAAGGCGCGGCGAAGCAGGAGCCAGCCACGTCGAGCCGCCCACCGGGCGGTACTCAACCCGCCACAACACCCACATCGGCCAGCCCTTGTCCAGCGAGTCGCCGAACACCTTCAGGCCGTTGGAGAACAGCAGATCCAGGCTGATGGCGTCCACGCCGGGCGCCGTCGTGCGGGTCACCTGGTCGCCCTCGGTGTTCATCGTCGCGTTGACCGCCTGCTCATCAATGTCGTTGGTGTACAACTTGGCTGGCGCCGAGCCCGGCCAGCTCAGTTCCCACCAGAACGAGTTGTAGCTGCTGACAGGGGTGTCCCCAATCCGCATATCCGACACCGTGATAACCCCGAAGCCGAGATCGAACATGCAGCACTGGTAGGCGTTGTGTCCCACCACATCGGTGTACGGCATGGCCGCGTGGGGCGGATACAGCCGGTGCTCGCCCAGCACCAGAGGAATGACCCCGTAGGGATTGATCTGGTTCGAGCTTCCCGTCAAGGCGTTCCAAGACTTCGCCGACTCTGATCCACCGCCTGACGTCATCGGCACCGACACGAGCGCATTTACCGCCAAGGACGCGGCAAGGGTGATACCGGATGCGATCGCGTTACCCGCGGCGGCACTCCAACCGGCCCCCTTGGCGAGCGCCGCACCCCAGCCCGGGGCGTAATAGGCGACCACGATCATCGCCACCGCCGCCAGGATCTGGCGGGCACCACCCTTGGCCAAGCCCTGCCGCAATACGTCGATGCGGGCGCCTGCCTTGGGTCGCACTCGGCCCCAGGAGTGGCGAGGAACCACGTACCCACCCACCCTGACGACTACATCGGGCGATATCTGTGCACCGCCGGCAACTTCCTCCAGCATCTGCTGCAGGGTCAAGCCGGGAGTAGCGTAGGCCACACCAGGAGTGCTGAACTCGTGTGCACGCAGATGCAATGGCGTCCCAGTCATGCTGCACCCCCGACGTATCGATAGAAGCCACCGATGCGGGCCTCCCACATGGGGGAGCCGAGCCGCTCGATACGACTGGTTCGCCCCTCTTCCACGTGCAGGAAATCCCCCGTCCCCAGGCAGACACCGACGTGCCATGGGCGGCCGGCACTGTTGAACACCACAACGTCCAGCCGCTGGGGCACTGGCACTCGCTGCCACCCGGTGGCGTGGGCGGGCGAATCCACCGCAGGCATCGGGATGCCATGCTCGGCCAGCACCTGCCGGACGAACTCCCGACAGAACTTCTCACCTTGATAAGGAATTCCAACCCAGCGCCTCATACGAACAGGCCCGGCGAGTTGGACGGGGTGTAGGTCTGTGCCGGCACGCCCTGATTGAGAAAATCCTCCTGATAGCCAATCTGGACACCCAATTCCATGAGGTCGAAGTCCACCTGCAGTACGGCGAAGGTGAACGGCCCCATCTCCACCACGTCGGGCTGGCTCGCCAACACTGCCTCCAGCCGCACCTGCGGGCGAGGCCCCTGCAGCGCCTTGATCTGTCGCGTAATGTCCCTGTCCACGTTGTCGATGCGCAGGGACACGTTCGGTGTCGCGTCTTCCGTGTCGTCCGGGAAGGACGCATCAAATGGGTACGGCTGCCACACGGTATTGCCGCGCGCCACCGGTTCGGTGTTGTTGACAATCCGGATCGTTTGGAGCTCCGGATGGGTGATAGTCAGCAGGCACAGCCAGGCCTCGGCGGTGTCCTCGGCCAGGATCGACTGCGCAGCGGCGGCGGAAAGAATGCGAGGCATCAGGTGGTCGGCCAGTTGTTGGCGTCATAGAAGTCCAGCAGGAACTGGCCCTCATAGCTCGCGACGATCAGCAGATTCAGTTCAACCTTCCACATGTCCTGCCACTTCACATAGCCGGGTCGGCCCACGAACTTGTAGGTGGCGTAACGCTGCCCATCGCCAGGCCACCGCCAGTCCCACCAGTAGAATGGGAAAACACGACGGGCACTGATGTTGTAGAAGTCCATCAGGGTCTTCAGCTGCGCCGGCTCCAGATACAGCGTGCAGGTGAACTGCTCAAGCGAGTTAGTTCGCACCGGGCGGGTCTTGGTCCCTGCGCCCATCGAGGAACGCAGGACGTCCTGGCCGTAGGCAGAGAAAGCCAGGCTTTCGTTCTCTGGATCCGGGATGCTTCCAGGCATATACAGATCAACCACCACGCCTCCCCCTGTAGCTGAGACCGTATCGCTCGCGGAAGTCACCATCAAAGGCGCCACCGCGGATCTGGCTACGCATCAGATCGCGCAGGCCCACGCTGATGTCCACGTTCCCGGAGCCATCCCATTCGGCTTGGGCGTCGCCCCTCTCACTCTTCACTCCATCGATGTACACGTTCACATCGCCCCGGCCCGCACCGCCGCTGCCTCCTCGCATTGCGGCGTCATAGGCAGCAGTCTGGCGACGCGACAGCACTCGCTCCCCCGTCTGCAGCACCGTCAAACGCTCATCGGCGCGCAGGCCATGCTGACCACCGGTATGGAAGCGGGGCGCAGCGCCAAGCGCGAGCGGGCTGAGTGGCAAGCTGATGCGCGGGCCGCCAGTACCGACGCGTCCACCGGTATGCCGCTTGCCGGCCACGACGGTGGAACCACCCTGTGTCGCCCCTGACGCCCCCGGGCCCCACGAACTGAAGAGGGCGGAGATGCCTCGCAGCGCGGCCTCCTGAGCAACCATCCGGGCAACACCGGCTACGAAGCTCTTCACCATGTCGCTGAAGGACTCGCGGAAGCTCTTCGCTCCAGTGGTCAGGTCAGCCAGGAAGTCACCGAATGCACTGGCAGCGGTATCCTCAAGCTTCTGGCGCCAGACCTGCTGGGAAGCGGTGATCTGGCCGATCTGGGTATCGATCTCCTGCAGACCCGACAGTGCCGCAAGCTGCTCCGGCGAGCCCTTCGCGTAGCCGGCCATCGCTTCCACCGATGCGATACGTAGCGCCTGGAGGTCAGCCAATGCCTTGGCACGAGCTCGCGCCAGCTGCTCCTCACCCTCGCCGTAGCCCATGATCCGGCCACTGACCTGTGCCCCGATGGCCGTTTCCCTGCCCTGCAGCTGGGACGTGATACGCCCCATGGCATCGCGCAGTTCATCGGTCTTGGACTTGGCGACGAGGCGGTCGATCAGGCTTCGCACCAGCGCGTCGCCCGTCTTGTCCCCCTCCGCCCGCAGGCGTTCCAGCAGGGTCTTGTACTCAGCCTCAAGCTGCATCCGCTCCGCCGCGCCCGTCTTTCCGTCGAGCTCCAGCAGCCGGGTCTTCACGGTCGCCAGGGATTGACTGAGCGCTTCCTCTGCCTTCTTCTGCTCCTGCGCGGCAACCGTGGCCACCTCGGCGCGATCGCGCTGGAGCTTCACAATCTGCTCCTCGATGCGCCGACGTGCCCCCGCCTCCGTCGCCAGCGCCCTCTCGCTACGTGCCTGTTCCAGCTCCAGATCCACTGCACGCTGTTGCAGTGCAGTCCTCTTTGCGAAGTAGTCAGCGATCGAAATGCCGTTGTCCTGGTACAGGCGATCGATCTCGGCCAACGAGCGTCGCACGGCGTCCAGGAGATTCGCGTTGGATCTAGCCAGGGCCGTACCAGCGGCCTCGGCCGGCTCCGCCACTGCCGTGACGGCCTCGTCGGCCACGCGCTTGGTCATCTCCTCCAGCTGCTTGCTCCAGTTCTCCAACTTCTCCTGTGCGGCAGCGACCTCCGCCTGTGCCCTGGAATAGTTGGTCGCAGCAGCCATGGCAGCGCCATCGCCGCGGTCGCCGCCGCGCGCGTAGATGGAGCTGGTGTCCATCAACCTGGCGCGGCGCTCTTCCAGAACGGCCCTGGCTGCGTTCAGTGTTTCCTGAGCCTGCTTGCGCTTCTCCGCAGCATCCTTCCGCGCAGCCTCCGCACTGAGCTCCGCCATCTTCCTGTTCGCATCCAGCGCCTGTCGGTGCAGCTCCGCCGCCTCACGAGCCTGTTCCGTCCTCTGATAGAGGTAGTACAGCGCAGTGGTCAAAGCTGTGACGGCGAGCGTGATCGGGCCACCGAGCGTAGCCAGAGTCGCCTTGAGCCCGTTGGCTGCGATTGACGCGCCCAGCAGACTCGCCCGCATGCTGACCAACCATGTAATCAGGGCCTGCACCCCCGCAATTGCGGCCGGTACCGCCTGGGCGGCCAGGTAAGTGCCGACCGCGACCGCCAGCACATCGATGTTCCTGACAACCCCAGAGATCGCGCCAGCAAGGGACTGCAGGAATGCAACTCCGTCCTGCGCCACAAACTTTGCGAAGGCCCCGACTGTGCGAAGAAGCGAATCAGACAGATCGGCGAATGACGCCTTGATCTCTGGCGAGCGAAGAGCCGCTGCCACGTCGTTGATTGCACTGGTCACTGAGGCAAGGCCAGCACTTCCCGAACCATCGAGCAGACTACGCACTGCGTTGCCAACAGCCGTCAGCGCGCCGCCGAAGGTGCCACGTGCGGCTACTGCCGCCCCGCCATAGCTCTCGGCCAGCGCGTCGAGCACGATCTGCTGCGCCTCCGCAGTGCGACCGGTCGCCTCCATCACCTTCATCTGTTGCTTCTGCTGCTCGGTGAACTTGAAGCCCTGCTTGGTCAAGGCAGCCACACCCTGTGAGGGCTTATCCAGCGCCTTGCCAATGGTTTCTGCAGACTGCTCGACACTTTCCTTCAGACGCTCAGATTGGTCGATCGCTACCCGCAGGGCCTGAGGGAACCGTTCTCCAACGATGCCCGTGTACGAAAGCAGGCGCGTCTGCGCTCTGACAATCTCACCGGCAGAGCGATTGGTGACTGCCTCCATCGAATCGGCCATCTCCAGCAGCTGCCGCTGACTGAAGCCTGCCTGCTGGCCGGTGGACGCGAGAACGGCCTGCAGCTGTGCCAACTCGTCGGACGCGTCGCGGGTCTCTGAGATCAAGGCACCGAACAGGCTACCGACCGTGACGCCAGCGAACAGGCCACCCACCAAACTGCGCAGCTGGCCGAATCCATCCGTGATCCCTTTCAGATCGATGGACTTGGCCGCCTCTTTCTTGAATGCGGCCACCTCCGACCGGATCAACGCCAAGCCCTGCTTGATGTCGTTGATATCGGCCGAGATTCGGACGCGTAGGTTGGGAGCAGGGGGTGCCATTTCAGTCCGTGAGATTGTCCAGGTAGGCGGTGTAGTCAGGCGCATCAAACTGTGCAGCGCGCAGGTTCATCAGCTCCTCGGCCAGGTGGCGGCGCCGCGCCTGCGCCGCCGCTTCACTGAATGCCCTGAACTGCGCCAATGTGTAGCCCCTGATGCAGTCCAGCGCGTGACCGCTTTGGATCAGGAGCTGGAGAGCATCAGCCCAGCTCCACGGATGCGATCGCGAAGGCCGCCCAGGAGCGGCATGATCTGGCGAGTAAAAAAATCACGATTCACCTCGACCACCTTCAAGGCGAGCGCGATGAACTCGGCCGGGTCGCCACGCTCAACGAACTGTCGATCACGGCCGATGCACAGTGCCGTGGCCTCGAACAGCGCAGCGGAATGGTCTACAACCAGGTCCATCACCAGTTCCGGCGTGATGTCGATCTCGATAACCCCCTCTGCCGCACTGGCTGAACGCAGCGCAGCGACGACCGGACGGAGCTCACGGACCAGCAGCGGAATGCGGCCTACCGGCAGCGGAGCGATCTCCAACGACTCTCCCTGGTAGGTCACGGAGGTTCTGGCCGCCGCCAGAACCTCCATTTCATCGGCAGCGCCCTCGCTCACGCGATGACCTCCTGCGTGACCTCGAAGTACCGCGACAGGCCGGCGCCCTTGGAAGAATCGCTCTGCAAGGCGCCCGTCACCTCGCCGGCACCGTGCTCGTCGCCGATCGCCGCAAACTGCGCCATCACGCCGCCGGACACCTTGTGGGCGAGGATGCGGACCGCCTTGCCGCTCTGCGCTTCATTCAGACCCAAAAACAGCAGCTGGTACTGCTTGGCAGCGGTCACGATGGGCTGAACCACGGCCTGCGCGTTGTACGCGTAGGAAACCTTCACGTTCGCGGCGCCCGAGACGGGGTCCACAATGGAACTGCCCGCCGGGATGAACAGCGCGCCATCCTGGAGCTCGTAGTCGGTCCCGGCCACATAGCTGGTGCTGCCGGTGGCCGGCTTGACGGCCGTGATCTCCTTCGCAATGCGCAGCAGCGGAGTCAGGCCGCCCTTGTAGGCCACCACGGATTCATCGACGGCGCTGCCTGCGATGACATTGGTGACGGTGCCACGCAGGGCGCGCGCGAGGTTCTCGGGGGCGAAGTCGTGGAACGTATAGGCCATCTCGACGCCGGTCAGGCGATCGACCCGGTTCCGCTCGCCGCCACCCGGCTGGGTGTGGTCGGCCAGGGTGATGGCGTTGGTCTGTGGGCTGAGCGTCAGCGCCGAGCAGTTTCCTACATCCACGAACGGGCCGGGGACGCCGTACTCGCGCGCCAGCACCTTGCCGCTGCCCAGGTAGCTCTGGTCTTTCATGGTCATGGGTATTTCTCCGGGTAATGCCGCTGGGCGGCCGTCAACGAATGGGAATGGTCGAGGTGTAACGGATCAAAGCGCCGATCCAGTCGGCGCCAGGCGGTGCCCTCAAGGGCTCCATCGACTGGTACTGGGGAGCGGTGAAGCCAGCCGGCCAGGTCTTCGGACGCGCATCGAGAGCACGTTCGATGTCGTCGACCACGTCATCGAGCCGCGCCTCGCCTGCTCCGTGAGCGATGCGCTTCACCAGGACGCCGACGGTAGTGAGCCGGTGTGTCTTGGCCGTGGCAGGCTCCGGCGACCGGGCCTGCCGCTCGATGTAGATGGCCAAGCCCTCATCCACCCGCTCGGGGTCCAGCTGACCAGGCTCGAGGGTGACCACCACACCGATGTTGGTTCGATAGCCTGCCGCGGCCAGCGCATCGCCAAGGTTCGCAGCGAAGGCATCAAGCAGCCGGCGGCGGGGCGTCAGGTCAAGCACGGGCCACCGCCCAACGGACACGCGATCCGTCGTCTGAGAGCTTGTCGGTCAGCCTGTACCTCTCGCCGTCGACCTCAACGATGCCCTCCCGGTCCCCAACCACTTGAGCTCGGAACAGGCTGATGACGACCTCGTATGCGGCCACCGGCATCAGCTCATCCCCGAATGCCTGCGTGCCACGATCGACAAGCACGGAGCACGGAACACCGGGACCGCCATCGCGAGGCGTGTAGACGGCATCAGCGTCAGCAATGCCGGCCCCCACGAAGGCACCAAGGGCTGCGCGGTCAAACTCCGCCAAGAAGGCCTTCTGGCTCATGAGCGCCCCCTGTACTTGGATGTCTCCAGTGCCTTGGCCAACTCCCGATTGAAGTGGAACGGCATCAACTTGTCCCAGGCGCGCTGGGCCAAGCCGAAGATGTTGTAGCGGGGCGTGTACGTCGCACCGTTGGTGAAGATGAAGACGCTCCGCACCGCCGAGCCCCAAGCCGTAATGATGCGCTCGTAGATTCCGGGCCGGAGCTTTCCGCGCTGCGCCTGCAGGGCGAAGTACTCGCCGCCGCGCCTGCGCTTGGACCGACGGCGGGTCCGGCTGGTGTCCGTCTGATTCTGCAGCGCATCCTGACGGGCGCCGAGCTGGGAGAGGATCTGGCTCACCTGGCGGGGACGCACGTTGCCAAACTGGTCCAGGTCGGCGCCGTCACCAGCCACCGCAAACATGCCGGGCGGCATCGCGCCCTTCTGCTGCAGCAGCACCTCAAAGCCCTTCTTCCGGCGCGTTCCACCGTCGACCTGCGGGAGCAGGTACTTTGCCGGCGGCGTGCCATTGCTGGCCTCATCGCGAAGGTAGATCTCCGCGAACAACTTATCTTTGGTTGCCTTCCGATATTGAGCCGCCCGCTGGGTCATGCGTGTGGGACGATCGAATACCCGTCCAGCCGCACCTTCCCACTGCTGCCGGATGTCAAAGGCGGTCGCATTGCAGGCCTTCATCACGGCGAACGCGAGGTTCTGGCGCTCCAGCTGGGTGAACTGGCGCCCGAGCATGTTGTCCGCATCGACGGCAATCCGAATTTGGCTCACGGCTTCACCTGGGTTCCCTGGATGGCGCGGACCTGCTCGGCTCGCGCGTTCTGGCGTTCGATAACGGCCCGCCTCTGCGCCGCCACGTCGAAACACTGGGCGATGGGCCCCTCAGGAACGGCCTCAGTGCGCGTGAGCTCAGCCGGAATGGACACGTACACCCGCCGTTCCACCACAACAGGTTGAGGCGACACGGCGCACATGGCCGGACCGGCTTCGGGCTTGGTACCCGTGCACGCCACCATGGCAAGCGCGGGGATCAGGGCGGCAATCAGTAGCCGGAGAATGCGGGACATGATGCCTCCACCTCGGTCAGGGCCAGCGCGCAGCGCGTCTCACGCGCTTGTCCGGCGTAGCGATTCATGAACTGCTTGAGCGTCCTGTCTGCGTCGTCTTCCCGTGCCTTGGCTGCCGCGATCGCGCTGTCGCTCTGCAGCTTGATCGTCGCCACCTGCTCCTGCGCCACCTGCAGCTCCTCCTGGAGCACTGCGACGGTGCGGCCGTAGCCCGCGTTGGCGGCAGCCAGCTCAGTAGCGCGCCTGAGTGCGCCATCCTTCTCAGCGGTGCACGCTGTAGCGGAACCTACGTAGGCCGCCGCTGCGGCGCGGGCGTTGGCTCGCACCACAACCAGACATACCGAGAGCGCGATCACGAACAGGGCAAGAATCCCAATCACCCAGAGCAGCGGCTTCACTGTGATGGCCGATGGCAGCTTCATCGTGCACGCTCCGCCAATCCGGCCTCTTCCTCACGCCGCCCGCACAGCCCTGCCTCGAGGTTCGTGCCCCGCCAAAGGCGGCACATCAGGCGGATCTGGCCCGCGATGCAGTGCACGTCGGAACCCGGGATGCACACGTCACGAATGGAGCGCATCTCCGTACGCGCTGGCCCAACCATGGACGCGCCCCGGTTGTAGACCAGGGACACCAGTGCGCCTTGAGCGTCTGCGGGCAGCACATCGAAGCCATCGGGGCCAAATGCGCGCCGCGCACTGGCGTGATAGCGAGGCAACGAGGCCGCCCCGAACACATCAGTTGCCAGATCGAACGAGACGCGCACGTCACGCAACTGCGAAACGACCGGCCGGGCCGCGCCTCCTGTAATCCCTGCCGTGGCCTGCAGACGAGATACCGCATCATGCGCGGACCAGTCCAGACCAATCTGCTGGCGAGTCTGGTGACCGCCGTCGTACCCGATGCCCCACGTAACACCAGACGCGCCGCCGGGCCAGATCGGTGACTCATAGCGGCGCGCGTACAACGACGGACTCCCGACCTCCCACCGGACAATAAGTGCCACAGCAGGAGGCGAAACGATTGGCTCGCGGAGCAAGCTTGCCGTCGGCGGCGCGGCATGCTGAATCGCCTCCTGCACGGCAACCATCGCGGGCAACACCACCTCAGCCGTGGTCTCCTGAGCCACGGTCACGACAGGCGTGGCAGCGGCCGAGATATCATCGCGCACGTCCGCCAACGCGATGGCGGCGGTCTCGCCGGCCGGCGGCGTCGAGGCCACAGACGGGCCTCGCCCGCAGCCCGCCAGCGCGGTCACAAACAGCATAGCCAGGGCAAGCTGAGCGGTCATCGTGCGATCCAGAAGAACGCAACGAACAGACCAATCAGGCACAGCCACTCGACCCGATCCAGCAGCAGCATGCGCCACGCGCGCCCGTCGCCGGCCAGAGCCGCCGCGTGCAGCTCCCACTCCTCCGCCACATTGAGATCGTAGAGATAGGTCCGCTTGAACATCCAGGCTGCTGCACATGCCGCTGCGAGGTAGATCGCGTGAATCGGCAGTTGCAGCAGCTGAGCCAGCACGTCGCCGCCGATGGTGCGATCGAGTGCGCCCAGCAGAACCCAGCCGATCAATGCCACTATGACCAGCACGGGCATCCACACGATGAATTCCTGCCAGCGACTGAAGAACGACACGATGCGATTCATGGTGTTTTCTGGGCCTGTTCGACAGTGTTGAGACGACGTTCCAGTTCGGCGATCCGCCAGATCACCCCGTTGTCCAGCTTTGCGTTCACGACCTGCAGGTCACTGGTGACCTGCTGCAGGCCCCTCCCCTGATCTGCTTGGATGCTGCGGATGTCGTTGAGCATCCAGCTCACCACGCTCCCTGCGACCGTCAGGACGAACGGCAAGGCGAAGATGGCGACCTTGAGCGCCACCGACGCAAATTTCCCGTTCATGGCGCGGTCGAGCTGGGCGTTTGCATCGTTGCTGCTCATTTATCCCCCTGTGCTCTAGAGCCCTCCACCGCATGCGCCGCCAAGGGACAGCGCCGCGGTGGAGGACTGACCGTTACGCCTTGACGGCCCCTACACCGGGGAGCAGCTTGGCGACCACGGTGGTCTCACCAGCTGCCGCTGCAGCGATCGCGATCGCGCAGTTCTCCAGATCCCCCGCCGCGGTGCCGGCGACGATGAACTCACCCGCCGACGCATCCCAGTGCAACTTCGCTCCACCAGCGACAACGGCGCTGGCGAGCTTCGGGAAGACGAAGGCGCGCTCGATCTGCACCGAAACCAGGTCGCCGAGCTTGGCATCGGTGACGGGAACAGCCAGTGCCGCGCCGTAGATGAAGGGGACCCCGGACTTCACGTCCGCCGGAGCCGGGATGGTGATCGTGTCACCGCTGCTGTGTGCGTTGTTCATGGAGGTACTCCGTAGTCAAGAATGGACGCCGAGCTTGTTCCGCGTCAGATTGCTTACTGACCGGGGTTCTTGTAGAGACCGCGCGGATCGATGGCCTTGGCGCCGAAGATGTGGCGGCACTTGACCTGCACGCCGTCCACCTCGAATCCGTTCTTGGTCTCGGTGAAGACACCCTCGTGACCTTCCAGATAGGCGTACTCGATGGTGTCGATCACGCCCGGCTCCGCCGCGCCGTACCAGGCGGTCTCGCTGCCGTCATGCAGTCGCGGCTCGACGATAGGGGTCAGTGTCACGCCGGTCACATTCAGGTCCGCGCCCTTGCCGGCGATGATGGAGGCGTTGGTAGCCTTGAGGGCCACTTCCTCCAGGCCAGGCGGGACAATCAGGAACTTCGGACGCACAGTGATATAGCGACCTTCCAGACCCTTCTGCAGCATCATCCTCTTGCGCATCTCGGCCAGCGGGTTGGGCTTGGCCGGATCCAGCGCGTCGGCCAGCGCAGCGGCCGTACCCAGGTTTCCGTGGTCAGCATGGAACAGGGCCTTGCCGTCGGCCATCTTCGGGTTGCCGGTGAGAATGGCGTAGACCAGGTCCGATTCGAGGTCCGCCGCGCTGGCGCCGAAAGCGAACGGAATGCGACTGAGCGCATCCAGGTCATCGTTGACGACCGTCTCCCAGGTCAGGGCCACGATCCGGCCAAACTTCTGGACGGCGTACTTCTCCGCGCCTTCACCAATGGTGCCATGCTCGTACTCGCCGCCCTCCACCACGCGCTTCAGCGCAGGCGCTCCGCCCAGCTGGACGCGAGAGATCTCCTTGAAGTCCGGCAAGGTTGCCTGGCGGCTGAACGCCAGGAAGGTGCGCTGCGTTCCTTCGTAGCCCGCCCGCAGACTGCGGTTGACGACGGCGCCCAGAATTGCCGGGAAATCGCTGGTGGACTGCAATGCCTTGACGGCGATCTCCTGCTTGGACATGCCCTGCGTCTTCTGACCGGCACGGTCCAGCGCATCCCGCGCCATGTCCTGCAGGTCCATCCCGCGGAAGTCGGCAGCCGGTCCCTCCAGCTTGTGTGCCGCAGGGTTGGAACGGTGCATCAGCGCCGCAACGGCGCCGTCGCGGTAGTTCTTCGTTTCATCCTGGGTGAGACGCCCAGTCGGAGCAGCGGCAGGCGCGCCAGCTGCAGAGGGAGTGGCGGTACCCAGGTAAGCGAGCAGCTTGGCGCCGACTGCCTCGACGGCAAGATCAGTGTCGTCCTCGCAGTCGCGCTGCAGTGCGGCCAGGGCGGCCTGATCCAGATCGCCGCGAGCCTGGAACGGTGCGAACTGCGCACGGATGGCCTCGCGGCGAGCCGCCAGTGCCTTCTTCTGTTCGGGGGTGAGCATGGTGTTGTCTCCGGAGGAAGTACCGGCATCCGCCGGCGGGGTGATCGCGGCCGGTGCGGCCGGCGGATTGGGGATATTGGCCAAGGGTGCGGAAGCGGATGCGATCTGCGGCAACACCGATGCCTTCGGCGCGCGGAGGGCAGCGGCGAAGGCGAGGCTGGTGTACCGCGCGGAAGCGCCACGCGCCGTCACGCGCTGAGCCAGCGCTGCTGCAAAGGCCCGCGCCTGTTCATCGGGATCAGCCTCATCCACCGCGTCGGCAGCGACCGCGTCCGCGAAGCCGGCAGCAACGGCCTCCTCTCCGGTGTAGTAGTGGTCTTCGCCGTCCTGCAACAAGCCCAGGATCTCTTCCTTCGACTTGCCCGACTTCTTGACGTAAGCGTCCGCCATGGATGCGCTGAAGGTGTCCAGCACGTCGGCGTATTGCCGCAGCTCTTTTGCGTTCCCATATACGCCGCCCCAGGGTGCATGAATCATCAGGATCGAGGTGGCAGGCATGCTGACCGTGTCACCTGCCATGGCGATGAGGGAAGCGCTGGACATGGCCACACCATCGACGGTCACTGCCTTGGCGGCCTTGTGTCGTTTCAATGCGTTGTAGATCGCCAAGCCGTCAGCAACACTTCCGCCATAGCTGTTGATCCTCACGTTGATCGTGGCAACCGTGCTGTCCAGGTCGTTCAGCTGCTGTGCGACGGATTGAGCCGTGACCGATTCGGTCCACCAGCTCTCGCCGATGTCGCCGTAGATCAGCAACTCATAGACACCATCGGACTCAGCCACGGGCTGCAAACGCATCATGGGCTCGATCTGCGGACGTTCCGGCAGATCGCGCGGGCCAGCCTGCGGGACGGTGGAGAACAGTGCCAAGGACGCGGCGATGGCGCTGGTAAGCAGCGAAGTATTCATCAGGGGGTGTCTCCGGTGCGGGTCGGTCGGGTGCGCGATGCGCGCTGCCGCTGGTTGCTGTTCTCTTCGCGGCGGCCGGCATCGTCGGCATCCGGATAGCTCGCGTCGCCAGTTCGTGCTTGTGTGACGCCTGCGCTGCTGGTGTAGCGAGCGTCGCTGTCGAACACCAAGCCCAGTTCCTCCGCCAGTTTGCGCTCGCGCGAAATCTCCTCGAAGGTGTCCTGCACGCGCCCACCACGCTCAGCGATGCCCTGTGTTACCGACTGCCAACCGCCCCGGGCGAGCGTCTTCAGACCGTCTGCCTCCCGGCCAGGATCAATCCATGGCATCTTCGGCCCACGGAAGTTTGCTTGTGCCACAGTCTCGGGACGGATGTGAGCTGGAACTTTCAACTGGCCGGAGGCAATGGCCATCTGGACGAACCGCTCCCAGATCGGCTGAACGAATCGAGACACGAACTGGCCGGTCATCATCCGGTAGCCATCGAACGCCTCCACCAGCTCCTGCCGCTGGGCGCTGTAGGTGCCGTCATAGTCGCCGGACATACTGGAGTAGCTGAGTTGGATCGCGCGCGAGACCGCACGCATCATCGCCATCCGGAACCGCTCCAGGGCGGTGTTCGGGCGGTTCGGATTAATCATCTCGATGGATTCGCCCGGCAGGGTCTCGGTGAAGATCGCCCCGGCTTCCAGCAGGAAATCACGATCTTCCGGCCGCTGCGGCTGGCCGTCGGCGCCATGCATCGGCACAAAGTCGGCCATGTCCTTATCGCGCTTGATGTACGCCGCGATACGCGCTGCGATGCGAGCCGCCACGCGTTCAGATTCCTCATAATCCTTGATATCGATCAAGCGATCGATGGCGCTTGCGAACAGACTGATGCCGCGCAGCCCAGAGAGTCGCTTTCTGACGGCGAGGTGCAGGAAGCGCTGAGCGGGTATCGACTTGAGCGCGTCGATGCTGCTCCAGCCGCCGTTTCCCGGATGGTTCTTGTACACCCAGTAGGCAACCGGCATTCCCCACTCGTTGCGCTGGATGCCAGCGCTGATGCGCTCGTTCGCATTCTCATACTCAAGCGGCACCACATCGGCCTCGAGAAGTTCAATCGAGAGCGGCACCGCCGTGGCGTGAACGACGTACTTGGCCGATCCCTCGACCAGCTGCGTGAACTGCTCGCCGTCGCGTAGCCAGCTACGGCAGGCCAGCTCCTGGCATTGCACCCAGCTCATCGTGCGGGTCACGTCCGGAGCCACGCACCACTGCCGCCAGAGATTCAGCAGCTGCCGAGAGAAGTCGTCATCGATGTCGTCGTAGTTGTCGCCCTCCCGGCCGTTACGGGGAGTCGGCTCGATGCTGATGCCAGACGGCCCCACGATGTTGCGAACCAGCGTGCTGAGCGCTCCGTCCACCAGATCATAGTTGCGCTCAAGGTCACGCACTGTCGCCCGGACTGTGGCAGCGTCGCGGACAACCAGCCGCTCACTGGTGCTGTTGTCCCGGCTCTTCCTGCGCCGCTTGGTGGATCGACCACCTTCATATGCCGCCATGACCTGACGCGCGAGCATGCGCCGCGCTGCATAGCGTGGCGCAAGAACCGCGATACCGCGCTCCAGGACATTGGGCTTAGCCATTGAACACCGCCGTCCGGTAGCGCAGGCTGCCACCACTGCCGCCACGGCCCTGTTCGAGGGCCAGCCTCGCCTCCAACTCGCGAATCGCCTTGCGGATCTCGGCGAGCTCTGCCTCCTGCCGCTGGCGCACGTCGAAACGCACGCTGAGGCCCGCCGTCAGGATGCGGGCCTCAGCTGCCAGATAGGCGTCCAGTCGTTGCTTCGTGTTCGACATGGATACGTAAGGTATACATGCCGTTGTCCACGGTCATGGCGCGTCGTGGACTTTCTTCACCCCGACGCGCCTTGCCGTGCGGGGTGATACTTGTAAGCAGCAGACCGGCTACAGTTGTGCTTTCTCATGATCTCCTGGACCGGCATTCCGCGTGCCCAGTCTTCAGCAATTGCAGCCCCATTGAACTCTGCCTTGGAGCGATAGCGGACCCGCTTCCCGGCGAACACGTCCATCTGGACTGTCACCAGCATGTCGGCGATCTGCAGTGCCGCGTGCGCCGGGATGCCAGGCTCAGCCGCCCGGATGGAGGCCACATAGGACTCCCGCAGCTGGTCAAGAAGCTCGTCGGCTTTGATGTCTTCCGCCATAGTCGCCTCAGTCCGACTCGGCCCAGCCGCCCCGACGACGAACGCGCTTCCGCGTTTCACGGGAATCCATCGCGGCCGGTGTGGCCACGGGATCGGACGTTCCACGGGAATCAGCGCCAACCACTGTCGACGCAACCCGCGCTTCCAACGCATCCCAGTCCGCACGGGCGTACCGGTGCAGCCTGACCTCCGGATGGTGCGTGGCTGCGTACGCATAGACCCACGTGTCGAGAGGCTCGTTGCGCGTGACCTTCTTCTCAAATCGGTTCTTTACCGGGTTATAGACCTCCGAAACCAACCCGGGGAAGTATTCCTCCGGCAACTGGTCACTGAAGTGCACAAGGCGGAGATCGACGTCCCGCTCGGCATCGGCAGAGAGCCGGCTGTACAGATAGTGCTTGGCGGCAACAGTCCCGACATGATGGATGGTGATGCCGCGCCGGTCGGTCTTTCCGTTCCAGGTCACATCGGCCAGCTTGCCCTTCGATAGGACGGGAGCATTGTTGGGAACTGCGCCAAAGATGCACATTGGACGCGTCACGCGCCGCTGGCGAACGAAGTTCTTCACAGCCTCTGTGCGGTGGCCACCCGCATCAATAGCCACCGCCAGTGGACGCAGGAGCGCCCCGTCCTCTCGCTCGATAGCACGATTGAGCAAATCGGTCAGTGCTACCCAGACAGCCTCTTCTGCCGGATCGCCCTGCAACTCCACGTAGTCCAGCGTCCACGCTGCCATGCCCCTGCCCCACCCGATCGTGTGCACGGCCAGGCGGTTGTCCTGGGTATCCACGCCGACGGTGATAGCCAGTACACCACGCGGCGCCAGACGAAGCAGGTACGGCTCGGCCCGATCCTTGATGACGTTGTGCTTCACGGCACGCATCGACGGGTCTTCCCACGTCTCCGCCAGGCGGTCGTTGACGAACGTTTTCAGCGAGGCGGGATCGCCCTGCGCCTCCAACCACTCCTTCACAAGGTCCAGCCAGCGCGGACCGAGTCCGAACTGGTAGTACAGGCAGTTGATGGTGTAGCCGCGGATCGGCGAGTCGGGGTTGGCCGCTACCCATCGGCCCTTGGCGATCATCTCGGTCTTGAAATGCTCTTCTATCGCGGCGCCACATTCGCAGCATGCGTACCAGGCATGGCTCTTGTCGGGCGACCACACCAGCCCACTCCACTGCAGTGCCTGAAAGTGACGCAGTGCGGGCACGGCACGTGGTAGCGACGCTGGTCGCTCTTGTCATAGAGCTTGGCGATGCGGCTGAGTCCGGCGATGCCAGGCGTGCTGATGTACTGCCGCTTGTATGTGGTCGGGAAGGACGATGTGCGCCCGTCGAGCATCTTCACCGGATCGTCGCCAGTGGCCAGTTGCTGGGGCGCCTCATCGATCTCATCCACCTGCAGGTACTTCACCGTGGATGACTTCAGACGCTGCGGGCTACCCATGTGCTCCACAAACAGCTGACCACCGGCAAAATCCTTGAACGTCCTCTGATTGGCGCTGTCCCGGCTGGCCGTGCTGGTGAGCGCTTTCTTCACGGCGGCGCACACTTCGATCATGGGATTCAGCTTCTGCGCGATCCACTTGTTCATGGACACTTCGCCGGGCAGCGCATACATCATCGGGCCGGGTGCGTAGTCCATCCAGTACGCCATCGCGTTCGTCGCCAGCTGGCTCTTGCCGAACTGGATCGGGAACATGCACACCTGATCGTGAACCGGACTGCGGGCGGACATGTTATCCATCGGCTCACGCAGTGGCGGGTTCCGAGCAGTCACCCAGCGGCCCGGCTTACTTCCGCTTTTGCTGGACAGACGCATGTGCTCGTCACACCACTGCGAGACGCTCAGCGGCCGGCGCGGCTGAAGCGAGCGCGCCAGGACGGTAGCCATACCCTGCGCGGCCTGCATCACTGCGCCCCCTCTGCCGCCTTGGCAGCGAGAGTGCGGAAGCCCTGGCTGAGCTCCTCCAGGGCGTGACTGACCTCATCCCACACCAACCGCCGGCACTCTGCCTCATCGACGGTCGCGGCCAGCTGCGGGGCAAGGGTATCGGCCAGGCGCTCCATGGCGCCACGGAATGTCGTCGCATGCTCTGCAAGGAACGCCTCCACCTCGGCGCGCGGCAGGAGCAGCCCGAGTTCTTTCTGCAGCGCAATGTGTGCCATGTGGGCGTCGGTCTCTGCCTTGTCAGCCAGAGCCTTGGCCTTGCGCGCCGAATCCGGTGTGAGCGGCCTTCCCGTACGGCCGGAAGGCGCGGCGTCGTAGTCATCTTCGTCAGCGTCATCCTCTGCATCCAGATCCACAGCGGCTTCCCCGCTCCCCGCGAGGACAGCACCGCGAGCGTCTGCGTGACGTTGGGCGACGCCGACATAGGCTGGATCCGAAGTCTGCGCGTATAGCGCCAGAGATGCGCCCTTCAGGAAACCCTTACCACCCTCCCCGACCACTACACGTCCTTTCTTCCTGAGCTCAATCACGTAGGACGGCCTGCATCCGATCAGTGCAGCCAACTCCTTTCCCGTGACCGTGACATCAGCATCAGCCATTGCTGCCCCCTTCTCCATTTTCTTTGAAAGCCGTAGATGACAGAAAAGACGCGCGCGCGAACGCGTGCGGGATGTGCGGTTGGGTGTGCGGGATATGAAAATCGCGAAACGCCTGTGAGAGTAGGCGTGTGCGGGATGTGAGGGATGTGCGGGCACCCCTACGTGCGCGCGGACTTACATGTACATGCAGGTGAAACCATTGCGTGTCGCGCGCGCCCGCACATGTAGGCCAGTGCCCGCACATCCCGCACATGCCTTGTGCCACAAGGGTTTCAGGCAAATTCGACGCCCGCACATCTGCCCGCACATCCCGCACATCCCGCACAAGGTCGGCCGTGACCATCAGGCACGCCCCTTGTAATCGGAGTACATGTTGCGGAATTTGAGTACCTGCTCACCCAGCCAGGTCGCCTCAAGCCGCCCCTCGGGCGCATTGCAGTCGCCCAACATCAGGAAGCCATGCGGGCCGTTGATCGTCTGATCGATCTGATATCGCTTCCGCGCCCTATCAGGATGCACGATCCCTCGCTTTCGTACCAGCGCGTTGATGAATTTTGGTGACGGCGCAGGACGGGGCAAGCCCTCCCGCGCGCACCAGACCTTGTAGACCTCATACCACTCTTTCGAGAGTGCCGGCATCGGCTTGAGCCCAGGTATGTCGTCCCCATAGAGCTCGTCCAGGAAGCGCTGCGGACTGTCTTGGCCCAGCCCGATCAGATCCGACTTTGCCTGCGTCATCGGCGGGTTGGTGCCGTTGGTGAAGCCAGTGAGGTCGACCTGCAGTAGGTAATGGTGCAGCGCTGCGGTGGCACCGTTCCGGATATCGGTGAGCACCTCTGTATAGAACTCCTCGCTCAGCTTGTCTGGCGTCCAGATCACTGCGTGCCGTCGGTCGTCCTCTTCCAGCACGACAGGCATCGCCTCATTGGATAGGAACACCAGGTTGGCGTGGTTGTCTTCCTCGTAGGCCTGGATATTCTTCGGGTTGATCCGGATGCGATCACCGGTAATCAATGCCTTGAGCTTGTTCTTGAGGTGGTAGACCTCGGTCCGCGCAACCACCTCGTCAGCCAGTAGGAACAGCTTGCGGCTGGCCCAGTCGTTGAACTTGTCTTCGAGCGCGGCCTGGTCCAGGACACGCCCGTAGTCCCCATAGAGCTTCATATACTCATCGAAGAACATGTTCTTACCGGTGCCCTGCGGACCATGAATGACGATGGTCGATTTCATCTTTGCACCGGGATTCTGCAGTGGGTACGCCAACCACTTCACTACCCAGTCGTATAGAGCCTTCTGGTTGGACTCGTTGCCGCACATGTGCCACAGCAGTTGCAGCAGCTTGTCGCAGTTGCCTTCACGCGGGACAGTTGGCCACCCCGCGAAGAGATTGCACGTTACGCCCGGCTTCTCTCCGGATGGGTCGAAATCAACCTCGCGCACGCGCACGATGGACCGATTGGAGTGCTCCATCCAGGCGCGGTGCAGCTCCTTCCGAGCACAGGCGTCGCGCATATCTCCAAGGGCGACCAGCATGTGCTCCCTGTGATCGAACACCGTCCCGCCCTGCCCATACACCAGCGCGAATCGCTCGAGCAGTTCGTCCAGCGAATGGATCGGCGAGAGCTTTGCAGGCCCCGCGCCCCCGGTGGCCGGGGTGGAGGCCGCGCGATTCTCTGCCGGCGCGCGCCACGAGAGCTCCGTGAGGCGGGCCTCGACCTGGCCACGGACCACGTGTAGCCCTTCCACAGCATGCAGGTCGTTGAAGTCGCTGACCTTGTGCCCGGTTTCCAGGAAGCGCTTACGGCGGCCGGCCTCGTCGGCGAACGTCGGGAGCAGTACCGCGCCGCCGACATCGAGAGCTGCTGCCTCCGCACCAAGCATGCCCGCGTTCGATGCACCGTGCGGCTGCGCGCACGAAGGGCAGAACTGCGGATGCACGGCGAGGATCACGCGAGAGCGGCAATGCCGGCATTTCTGCAGCACGTCATCGTCGCCACAGGCCAACACCCTGATACCGCGGTGGCGCTTCGCCAGGGCGGTTGCCACTGGCAGCAGATTGCCGGCGTCGAAGGCGACGGCGACGGGATAGCCGGTTGCCATGTGCAGCGACGCCGCGGTGGCGTAACCCTCCGCCACGAGAAGGATCCATTGCGGCGTGCCGCCGATCAGGTGGAAATGCCCCTTCTTGACCATTCCGGCCGGCCAGTATTCCTTTGCCGGCTTGCCTGTCGCTGTTGCCTGCTTGGCGCTGCGCAGGACCTGTAACCCGTGCACCTGGCTGTTCACGTCCAGCAGCGGCACCAGCGCGACGCCCGTCTTGCCGAATCGAAGGCCGAACCCCTGCACGCCCTTGGCGACCAGGTAGTCGGCATCGCCAGCAGGCAGCGCCTTGGACCACGCCACCGAAGCACGGTCCGCCGCCCGCTTGGCCTGCGCCTGGCGTGCCAGCTCGGCACGACGGCGATCTTCGGCCAGACGGCGCCGCAGCGCATCGCGCTGCTCGTCCGTAAAGGAACGATCGCGCTTGTGGAGCTCCACCTTGGTGGCGCCATTCTCATTGCCGTGCCAGACACCGAACGTGCCCACTACCAGCGTTTCGCCAGCGGCAGTGTTCAATTCGTGGAGGACATACCAGCCGCGCCGCTCGCGCGATCCCTCCACACGACAGCGCACCATGCGCCCGGTGGTGACCAGCTCGGTGACCAGTAGGCCGGCAGCCTGCAGCTGCCCAAGGACATCCTCGTAATTCACAGACATTCAGTAACTTCCAGGGCCGCTAACTACCGAAACAACGGGGTCCGAATTACCCGCGATAGGGGTCTCCAGGGAGGACCCAAACCCGGAAACGAGAACGAGTCGCATCTGAGGGGGCGATTCAGTCCAATCGAGAGTCATTCGCGTCTGACGCCGCTCCCGGGGGGATGGGGCCAGGTCACCGCGGCAGGACCGCATCGGGCGCCCCCAGTGGCAGGCGGCCTTGCCGGTTCTGCCCATCCTCGTCCTGTCGACGTAGCCGCTCACGCTCGGCAAGCGCGTCGTCACCAACGAGGCCCGGCAGATCACCGGACAGCAGCCGCTCCGCTTCCGCGATTGCCTGCAGGCCGAGCGGCCCGGCCACCCGGCGGTGGCGATCGAGTGGTGCCCGGGGCGCCCGGAAGGTGACCACCTCACCCTGCCACCGTCCCGCCATGCACCGCGCGGTCCAGTTCATTGCGCAAACCGATCACAGCAGCGATCACGTGGTCGCCAGCGATATCGACCTGTCGCTTATGAGGAAGATCATCCGGCCCGAAGCGACCATCTGTGAGCGTCGGAGCAAGCGCATTGAGGAGGTTTCCGTACTCGCTGACGAGCTTGGCGACACTGGCCACCTCAAGGCCGGGTGCCCCTGGCATGGCAACCGCCAGCATCCCGCGACGACGGGCGAGATCACGCTCACAGTCAGTGCGGTATGGCTCGGGCAAACTCAGAACCCAGGCATCTTCCAGATCTGCCGGCAGCGTCTTAACCGTGCCATCCATGTAGCGCCTGATGATCTGCGCGTTGTTCTCCATCGCACGGATCAGGTCTGTGCCTTCTCCGGTTCTCAGCTTCACCTGGCGGACATCCGCAGCCGTCATGCTGAGATACCGCTCCGCCACCTCCATGGCAAAACTGGAGTAGTTCATCGCGGTGGCATCGAGCATGCGCCGGGTGTGGGCGTAGACGATGGACTGGCGAGGCGGCAGGAAGTGACGGCCATCCTTCATGCGTGGGCCCACTGTTTGCGGGGAACATCGACGGGATGAGCGAAAACACACCCATTCCCCTCCGTATGCGATTCACAGCTTTGCGCCGATTCCACGTTCATCACGGTCCAACCGACGTTGTGGCGATCTTCTTCAACCCTCAAGCTGATCGAGTGGAGGGCGCGACGAGTACCGCGCGAAGTCATGAGACCGGCAATCCCGCCAGGAGCGCCGAAGCACCCAGCCAGGATGCACGCCGACACGGCCCCGCCATCGACGTCGGCGCGGATAGTCGCCATTCAGAGCCCCGCAGCGCTGGAGGAAGCCGCGAACGCCCCGGGCTTGAGGACAAAGGCGAGCTTAAGCGCCCATCTCTCGTCGATCGGGCCATCCGGCCACTGATAGACGGCCGACGGTGTCACTCCCAGGGCGCGTGCCAGCGCGGATGCGTTCCCGCCGTACGCTGCAATGGCCTGTGCTTTCGTAATGGATGGCGTCGTCATGCGGCGTATATAAGCATGCTTATTCATTGCATGCAAGCACGCTACCACGGGATGACTGTAAGCTGGCTAACATGCCTATGACCCTTGCCCAGCGACTTATACAGGCCCGCACTGAGAGTGGTTTTGTCGAGCCAGCAGAAGCGGCCCGGCAGGCGGGCATAACCCCCTCAGCGCTGTACCAGCTAGAAGCTGGCTCCACGAAGTCATTGAACGGGTCGACCGCGGTCAAGCTCGGACGGGTGTATCCGGGCTTCAGGTTGGAATGGCTGATAGAGGGAATCGGCCCCGCTCGATCGAACCAGGATGCAATCGTTGGATCACCCAATGAGACTCCACCGGGCTATGTTCGCTTCCGCATGATGGAAGGCGAAGCCTCAGGGGGCCATGGCGCTGTGAACGACGATTTCCCGGCTGTAGTGCGAGAACTAGACGTGGCCGAGTGGCAGGTCAGGAGCCAGCTCGGGTTCCTTCCAGAGGCGGACAGGGTGCAGCTCGTCACCGTACGTGGCGACTCGATGTATCCCGACATCAAACACGGCGACGTGATAATGGTCGACGTGCTGAGGCCGTACTTCGACGGTGACGGCGTCTACCTAATCAATTTGAATGGATACACGTTGGTGAAGCGACTGCAATGATGCCGGACGGATTACATGTCATTAGCACGAACCAGAAGTACCGAAGCCAAGTAGTCCCCAGCAGGGAAATTGATGCCCTCCATATCGCGGGCAAGGTGACCGGTGCCGCCCTGCTGCGGAAGGCCGAAGAGATCTGAGCCAAGCGGGGGAGCACAGCTCCCCGTGTCAGCCTCCAGCCTGTCGGGAGGACTGCCGCATTACCGCCTCAAGACGGGCCTGCCACTCCTTGCACTGCTGGATGGCCACTTTGTGGATCACGCCGTCACTGGGGCCTGGCAGGCTCTGGAATGTGACGCTCAGCAACGGGCTTACAACGTCCTCGATGCCAATTTTCAGCACCACTCGCTGAACTGTACGCGTCTCCTTGCGCGAACCTGTCATCGCACCAACGACGGCTCCTACACCGCCCAGCAATACTCCACCCACTGCGGCCCCAGCGAGCTGACTGCCCCTGGAAGCAGAGCTAACCACCGTTCCGTCCTCCTCGACATCCGCCGACATGACCGCGGAGTAGGGAATCAGCCGATGGCTCACGGCGTGCCCTATCGACACCGCAAAGCACAGCAGCTTCCGGCCATCATCGATAGCGAGCGCGCTCAAGCCATCAGCGCCCACGAACAAGTGCTGCGCAGCGAACTCCTCCAACGCCAGAACGTGAGCTTCAAGCGTCTTTTTGCTCCTGTTCTCAGCCGCCCACATCCAGATCCCCGCTACCGCTATCACCGCGAAGACGGCAAGCACCCACCCCATATCCCCTCCTTGGCCAGAACCGGCACAGGGCAAGTTACAGCCCGCTGATATAAGTGTACTTGCATCAATCGAATTAGCGTGCTTATATACTCGGGCCAGCTCACGAGCTGGCGGGCGACCGGCGGGTCGCCACTCTGCCGGCCCTCCCCTGACCGGCGTAGCCGCCCCCTCGGCTTCTGACCCGCCGGCGCCCTCCTTCAACCAGGAGCGCGCCATGTCACACCGCTACGCCGATCCGAGCCCCTGCCTGCTGCCCCGCCTGGCCGTGGTGGCCATGCTGGCAGTGGCCGCACGTGACCACACCGCAGCCCGAACGCTTTGGGTCCGCAGCAAGGGCGAACACAACCGCAACCAGCTGCGCCGGTCCCGGCGCATGGGCGTTGCCAGCCTCCGCCTGGAAGCCTGCTCGCGCGACATGTCGGCTGAGGTGCGGGCATGACCAACCACGAAGACAACGCGCACTGCCTGTGGTGTTTCAACTGCGGTGAAGCGAGCCCCACTGCTGGCAGCGCGGCGGACAGCGAGGACCTCGCCGGCCTGACCGGCTGGAAGGTTGGCCTGGATTCCGATGGCAGCGGGGCCGCCCAGTACGCCTGCCCTGACTGCTCTCCGCTTCTGCACGATGCAAACCCCGTGCGGAGCCTGGCCGCCATGAACGCTGATCTTCCAGGTGGTGCGGGATGAGCGCAGCAATGAGCCGCCGCCTTCGCCTGGCATGGGCCGCCGTCGTGCTGGTAGCCACCGTTGTGGTGCCGCTGCGCCTCGCCGAGATCCACCAGGCGCACGCTGACCGCGACGCCGCCAAGGCGCGCTGGGCAGCGACCAGTTCGGTGAGGGGCTGACCATGCGCCAGACATCCCGACCACTGCCCCACTCTGTGCCGCTGTGCGGCGCCGGCCATCACCCGCAAATCGTGACGACCGAAGGCGCGCCGACCGGCCACCGTCTGGGCGCACCGTGTCCGCCACTGGTGCACATCGAATGCCACCGCTGCGGCGTAGCCACTCGACCGGTGCCGCAGGAACGGGCCGCTTTGGCAGAGCTCCGATGGACCGATCCGAGCCTGAGCCACATGCGCATCCCAATTTCCCACCTGGCACGCCACCGCGGCGAAGTGCTGGCCGAGATCGCGTCCGCCTGCCGCTCTCACGGCATTGCCGCCTAGAAGGAGAACCCAATGGCTGCCCCCCTCAAGCCGAAGGAACGCGCCGCGCTGCTCGCTGCATACAGCGCACCGGATCGCGCTTTGCGCCGCAACCGTAGCGGGTTTGCACCCGCAAACCAGCCGGAAAAAGTGTTCACCCGCAGGACCGTGAACTGGCTCGATGAGCGTGCGCTGCTGAGTTTCGATGATCCGCAGCTGCCCCGCATCGCGACGCTCACCCGGCTGGGCATCGCCCAGGTCGAGGCGCTGATCGACGTCGCTCGCACTCAGGCCCTGACCGCATGAGTGCTCAAGCCACACTTCCAGTCGAGCAGCAGTTTGCGACCGGCCACCACGGCGAAACCCTCGTGCTGATGGTCTGTCAGGGCTGGCTGTGGGCCGGCCTCTACAGCGCCGCGCCGCGCGAGTCCCTGCTCCGGGTTGCTGCCAGCGCCACCAGGACTGTTCGCGCCTCCACCGGCTGCCTCTCCATTGGCGGGACCAAGTTCGACCTCAACCGGCTGGCTGCACAAGCCGCGCGCCGCTGGCTTGATCGCCAGGGCGTGACGGTGCGCGCGACCGCCACCCCCAAACGCGCAGTGCACCTCAATTCAGGAATCTCAGCATGAGCCGATCCATCGTCATCTACGGGCCGCACCACTGCGGCAAGACCAGGAACGCGCAGAAGCTGCGCGAGCACTTCCAGCTCCAGGACGTCCTGGACGACTGGGACGGACACACCCGGTATCCACCGGAGAACACGTTGGTGCTTACCAGCAACCCCGACGCAGTGGCCAATAGCGCCTCTCGCGTGATGCACTTTGGCGCCGCCATGCGCGAACTCGCGGCGAGTGGCCGGGCATGAGCGGCAAGCGCCTCAGCAGCGGCCGCGCCGCCGCCCTTCGCCAGATCCTTGCGCTGATGCCGAACGGAGCTACCGCAGCCGAGCTGAAGGTTGCGGGCAACCTGGAGGCCAGCCACAAGGTCATCAGCTGCACCTTGGTTGGCATGCGCCGCACCAAACAGGTCACCGTGGAAATGAACGGCGTGCGCGGCATCTGGAAGTTGACGCCGGAAATGCAACGGCAGTACAGCCAGCCACCGCAGGCCCCGGCGCCTGCACGGCGTCAGCTTAGCCCCATCGCACATCGCCCGAGCGATGCCGTCGTCAGCCCCGTCCAGAAGGAGATCGAGCGGCTGCAGCTGGCCGACGAAATCGCCGCCTTCGTAGCTGCAGGCGGCGTCATCGAAGTACTTGGCAATACCCCGTCACGGCCCCTGCTCAATCGCCGGCAGGTGATCCAAGGCAGGCCGCGCTCCACCGACTGATTTCAACTCTACCCAGGAAAGCCATGAGCAACCAATCCATCACGATTCGCACCAAAGGCGAAGCCGAAATCTACTTCTGCACTGAGGGGCCGCAGACTTCAGCCGACGTCGCGTCACTGCTCGCTCCAGTCCATTTTGCAGCCAGTGAGGGCTGCGTGGCGACCGTAGGAATCGGTCACACCAAAATCTTGGCCGACGGCACCCACATTGATGGCAGCGACCCGCGCACCGACCACGTCGCGGTGATCGATCACTCCACCGGCCTGATGTGGGCAGTGAAGTCCATCGGCGACAGCGATGGCGACCCGATGAGCCAGGCCGACTGTGAGAAGGCCTGCAGCGGGCTGCGGCTGCTGGGCCACGACGACTGGCGCCCGCCCACCCGCAGCGAGCTGGCCGCCCTGGTCGATGACACCCGCCATGAGCCGGCCATCGATAGCTCGCTCTTCCCCGGCGTGCTGTCCCGCTGGCACTGGACCAGCACGCCCTGCGCCTGGTCCTCGGCGTCCGCGTGGGGCGTCGATTTCCACGACGGCGGCGTCTACAGCCTCCGCCGCAGCAGCCTCGGGTTCGCGTTGGCCGTGCGTCGTGCCGGTCAGTAATTGGCCCTTTTGACCCTTTCCCTGGAGCAATCATGAACCCCATCACCCTCAAGAAGATCGGTGCCGACCGCAACCAACTGCCGGACGACTCCAACGACCATGTCGCCGTGTTCCTGCCCGACTACGGCCTGACCTTCACCGCCACCAACATCGTGGACAGCGACGTGCCGCACGCCGACTGCGAAGCCGCGGCCAAGGCCCTGGACCTGCTCGGACACCGTGACTGGGATCTGCCGACCATCGAGGAGTACCAGCTCCTGATCGACCGCACTCGCTACAACCCGGCCATCAACACCGACTTCTTCAAGGGCATCGAGAGCGACTGGTACTGGTCGAAGACCCCGGCCGCCTGGTCCTCGGCGTCCGCGTGGCTCGTCAATTTCAACAGCGGCAGCGTCAGCAACGGCCGCCGCAACGGCTACGGGTTCGCGTTGGCCGTGCGTCGTGCCGGTCAGTGATTTGATTTTCTGCTGAGGCTTTCCCGATGACCTCCCGTTTCCAGCCACCACCCATCATCAAGGCCGCCGAACGCATGGCGGTCGAGATCGAAAATGCCGTGCGCAAGTTCGCTCGCTACCATCGCTACCAGATCGGCAGCGACCTCCGCGCGCGTTCGCAGCAGGTGTTCATCAACGCCAACAACGCCTGGCGTGAACGCGCAGAGCAGGCGCGGTGGGTGGCGGTGCTGGTTCGGGACATCGACGCCCTCAAGCAGCTCCTGCAGATTGGCAAGGGGGTTGGCGCCTTCGCCAGCTTCCGCCAGTTTGAAATGCTCATTCGCCTGGCCGAAGAGCTGGGCATGCAGGCAGGCGGTTGGCGCCGCCGTCTGCGCGAAGTCTCCCATGCCCAGAGTGCGCAAGCCAATGGCGTCGCGCAGCGTGGCAAGAAACTGAGTACCCGTACCGCCCTTGCGGGGGCCAACTCATGACGAAGCCGCGCTATCCGCATCCGGGCTGCGCGGCCTGGTCGCAAGTGTATGGGGAGGCGGCCGCCTGGTCCTCGGCGTCCGCGTGGAACGTCAATTTCAACAACGGCAACGTCAACAACAACCGCCGCAACAACAACGGGTTCGCGTTGGCCGTGCGTCGTGCCGGTGAGTTTCAGGGAGAGGTAGGCCTGCAGGAGCTGCATCAGGCTTGGCGGCGTGCGCGCCGCCAGAAGGTTCCAAGCTTCAACCAGCTGCGATTCGACCACCGTTGGGCCGATGGCCTGCTGCAGCTGCAGCGCGAGCTGCTGGCCGGCCGCTGGCAGCCACGGCCCTCGACGTGCTTCGTGGCCACGCGGCCCAAGGCGCGCGAGATCCACGCGCCGGACTTCGCTGACCGGGTTGTGCACCACTGGCTGGTGCCACAGCTGGAAGCGCTGTGGGAGCCGACGTTCATTCACGACAGCTATGCGAACCGTAAGGGACGCGGCAGCCACGCGGCCGTGCGCCGGGCCCAGCAGTTCGTGCGCCAGGTTCACAGCGGCCAAGGCGGCGGCTGGTATCTGCAGTTGGACGTGGCCAACTTCTTCAACAGCATCCATCGGCCCACTCTCTGGCGGATGCTTCGCACCCGGCTGAGCCGACAAGGCGCACCGTTGGTCGTCCAGCGGGCCACCCATGCGCTTCTGCGCCGTTCGCCGCTGCACGCGGGCGTCCAGTACCGCGCCACTGCCGCAGAGCAGGCTCAGGTGCCGCCGCACAAGCGCCTCGCCAATGCGCCGGCCGGGCGAGGCCTGCCGATCGGGAACCTGTCCAGCCAGTTCTTCGCAAACGTCTACCTGGACGCGCTGGATCAGTTCGCGAAGCACACCCTCAAGGCCAAGCGCTACCTGCGCTACGTGGATGACTTCGTGCTGTTCCACCGCGACCGCGAACAACTGTCGGCCTGGCGTGACCAGATTGAAGCCTTCCTGCGGGATCAGCTCGGGCTGCGTCTGAAGGCCGAGCAAAAGCTCTGCCGCCTTACCGACGGCCTGGACTTCCTTGGTTACGTGATCTACCCGACCCACACGCTGGCCCGCCGCCGCGTCGTTGGCCATCTGCATACGGCGCTGGCGGAGTGGGAAGGCCAGCACGTCCAGGGCGACCGCCTGCGTGGCACGCCGGCCGACTTCCGTGACATGGCCAATCGCATCGCCAGCTTTGCCGGCCACCTGCAACACGCCAGCAGCCATCGACTGATGCGGCGCGTTCACACCCGCTTCCCTTGGCTGCGATCCGCAGCCAGACCGCGCCGTTTCAGCCCAAAGGCAGAGCGTCGCATCCATTCGATTCAGTGGCACCAGCGCAAGGAGATTGCATGAACACCACGATGGCAGACGGCGCAGAGCAGCGCCTCGACGCACAGATCGCCGAAGCGCTCTTCGGCCAGCCGGGCATGAGCAAGATGGACGTAGCCAACCGCGTGCGCGAGCTGCGCGGGGATGGGCCGGCGCTGCTGGTTCCATGCGAGGCAGGGCAGAACGAGCGGGTGCGGTTTGAAGCGTGGCTCGAAACGCTTTCAGTTGACACCACTCGCTGGGGTGATGGCGAGTACACAGACCCGGCAGCCCACAATTACTGGCTGGCCTGGCAAGCCGCCCTCTCCGCCCAGCCCTCCCCGGGTAATGGGGAGCGCCTGCTGCGGGAAGTCTGCGCGCAGCTTGAATCCCTGGACTGCGGCGCTTGCATCGGAAGCCATGCACCGATGGAGGACCTGCACGGCCGCATCGCGCAGCACCTCGCCGGCCAGCCCTCCCCGGGTGGTCAGGGGGATGCGCCCTGGCCTGAAATCGACATGATCTTGGCGGACGCCTATTCGGCTGGCGCAGAGGGGTTGCAATTCGAAGGCATTGCGCGCCGCGCTGCTGTGCGCGCGGCCGTGTCCGCCCTCGCCGCCCGCCAGCCGGTGGGGCTTTCGGACACCTTCCAGCACAGCGTGTCCGAATGGATGGACAAGTGTTTCCTGCCGTCGCTCTACAGCAACATGACCGAGCGCGGCGACCGCCTGCTGGAGGAAGTGCTGGAGCTGCTGCAGGCTCATGGCTACGACAAGGCGCGCGTGCCCACGCTGGTCGATTACGTGTTCGGCCGTCCAGTCGGCGAACCTGCGCAGGAAGTCGGCGGCGTTATGGTCACCCTTGCCGGCTACTGCTGGGTGGCGGGCCTGGACATGCACGCTGCAGGAGACGTGGAGCTGGCTCGCATCAACCAGCCCGACGTGATGGCGAAGATCCGTGCAAAGCAGGAGGCAAAGAACGCCCTGCACTTCGACACGCCGCTGCCGGGTGACGCCGGTGCTAGCACTACTGAGGAATGGCCGCGCGAGGGCGACCTGGTTCGATACGGCGAAGGCTCGTCCGCGCTCGCCATCCGCCTTGGACCGCATGCCGGCGGCTGGCATGGCTATCAGTGCTGCGGTGGCTACACCTTCTTCACCAAGGCATACAGACCCAGCCGTGCCGACATGGACACGTGGCTGGACTGCGCCAAGTACCGCGATGAGCGCACGAGGGACGCTGATGTTCGCGTCGCACAGCAGCTGGAGCAGTTCGACAGCCAGGCGGTGGGCAATGGCTAAGGGAACCGTGAGTTACACCGTAGGCGAGGACGGCCAGATCATGCGCGTCAGCCCTGGCGGGCAGGTTTCGTTCTCCGACAGCATGCGCGAGACCTTGCGCGATATGCGGGACATGGCTGATGCCGGATATGAGGTGCTGATCGACGGCGAGCCTCTGATCCCGTCCACTGGCTTCATCGCACGCCTGCATCGGCTGGTTGATTGGCTGCTGGAAGTCCTGAAGCGAGGTCGCCATGACTGACGAACTGCTGGCCGCTGCAAGGGATTTCTATAACGCCACGGTGGCAGACCCGGCTGTCACCATCCGCTGTCAGTCATCGGCGTCTCGGGATTCGGTCACCGCCGCCGGTGAGCGCCTGCGGCTCGCACTGCTCGATCAGGGGTGTGCCTCGGTCATAGCCGACCACCCGCAGTTCGTTGCGCCTGCCGCAGCTGGGACACGTGAAGTGCATCCCGAAGCTATCGATGTTGGGCTCGACCTGGCCGAACCCGGTGAACCTGTTGCGGCAGCGGATGCACTGGAGCATGGCTCCGGTGTACGCCCCGAGCATGACGACGAGGTGACCGCCCATGGCTGACCAGCTGCTCACCTCAACACCAGTTGGCCCCCATCAACTCGCAAAGCAGTGCTTCCGTTTTCTCACGAGCGTCCTCGCGGGAGTTCACCGGAATGTCGAGGCCAGTCTGACTCGGTCCGTATACCACGTGGAACGCGGAAAGGACGCCCTGTCCGGGTCGATGCAAGGCAACTCGAACGATTACATCGCGCCCTCTGACCTTGAAGCTCCAATCCTCATACCAGCGCGTTTCTCCTGTCACGCATCAACCCCTAAACAGCAATTCCCCTTCCAGAGCATACACAAGGCACGAACTATGCCCAAGGTTGTCAGCAATGGCTGACCAGCTGCTCACCGCTGCAGCGGTCCACCTGCTCGCCCTGGTTGGGATCCTGCTGGTGCTGGGCGCCCTCTGGATCGCGCTGCAGGGCTACCGCGCCGCGCGCAAGGGGCTGCGCTGGTGCTGGCGAAAGGCGGTGGCCTGATGAAGATCCAGCACCTGGTCAACGTCTCCGGCGGCAAGGACAGCACCGCGGTCTATCTGCGTGCAATCGAGCTGGGCCGGCCATTCCGTGCTGTGTTCGCTGATACCGGCAACGAAGATCAGCGCGTCTACGATTACGTGGCGGAGCTGGCGCACAAGACCGGCGGCCCCGAGGTCGAAACCGTCCGTGCAGACTTCAGCCGGCAGCTCGCGCAGCACCGCGAGTACATCCTGCAGAAATGGCCAGACCAGGGCATTCCCGATGAAGTCGTGCGCCAGGCCGCTGCGCTGCATGAGCCGACGGGCAACCCGTTCCTCGATTTGTGCATCAGCAAGGGGCGCTTTCCCTCGCGCATGGCGCAGTTCTGCACCGAGGAACTGAAGACAATCCCCATCACGACCCAGGTGGTCGGGCCGATGCTGAAGGCGGGGCCGGTGCTGCAGTGGCTCGGCATCCGCGCCGAGGAATCCGCCAACCGTGCCAAGCAGCCAAGGTTCAACCGGCACGAATCTGGATCTATGGTCTGGCGGCCGATCTTCGATTGGACAGTTCAACGGGTATGGGACCAGCACCGCCGCCACGGCCTTGAGCCAAACCCGCTCTATGCCTTGGGCATGGGCCGCGTCGGTTGCATGCCCTGCATCAACTGTCGGAAGTCTGAGCTGCGCAACATCGCCGACCTGTTCCCCGATCACATCGACCGGATTCGGGGCTGGGAGGCGCTGGTCGCCGCTGCCAACAAGCGAGGCAGCGCGACGTTCTTCCCCGCAGTGACCGATCCCACCGACGTGGATCGGCCTGGCACCTATTCGCGGATCGACACCCTGGTGGAGTGGAGCCGCACGAGCCGCGGCGGCCGGCAGTTCGACCTGTTCTTTCAGGAGCAGGCCGGAGGCGGCTGCACCTCCGACCTGGCGCTCTGCGAACGAGCCGCATCATGA